CCCTCCCGAGCCTAGCATAATGAAGCAACCACTTTCTCGTCTTAGACTTTACCTTCATGCCCTCTCCTATGCTTGTTCTACCATCGCTTCCGCCCCGCTGCCCGCCTCTGGTGCCTTAGTAGTCTTGACGTAAGCATCACTTGCGACCTGTGCCGCAGCCATCGCTTCTTGCTTTTGCTGTGCGTCCAACCTCTTCTGCCTAGCATCATCCCTATCCTCTTCGGATGCCTGTAGACTGATTGGAACCATATTTACTTCCTGAATGAATCGGGCAGTCTCATCTGCATCCCAATTATCCCATATCTCAGGTTTGACTTGGCCGACAAGCCCCGTTTGTTCAATGGCTGTCATTGTTCCGAACAGCTCTATCTGCCTAGCGGCAAGGGAGGCTTTGCCAACCAAGTCAAACGCAATTGTTGCTTCCGAGAGTTCCGGTATCTCCAGTTCGGGGAATTTCCCTGCTCTCAACATCAAAGCGAATGCCCGTTCAAGACCCGGACGCACAAAGTACTTATTTACCCGCCCCACGGCAGGGGTCAGGAATTGCATTGAAAGGCTGATACGCTCTTGGGTTTCCCCGAATGTCATATTCTTCTTTTCGTGCAATGGATTGAACAGAGGGACATAGAACGCATCCATGATCTCCTGCTCCTTCTTGACAATCATATCATCATTGATAAGCACGTTATCGGACGGCTGTAGCTGTTCCGGCTTGGAGAGGGGGTTCCCCGCATTCCAATAGATGATCGAGCCTTGATCGTTACTAATCCGGCGCACACTGCCATCATTCGGTGAGAGCCACGGTGGGTTACTGACCCGTTCTGCTCCGCGAAGCCGTGAAAGTTCCATGCGGTTAATCATCGGGAGTGTAGCATACACCTCCAACGCAGGGGAGCGACCATACTTCTCGTAGTTGGTTTTATAGAAACGCCCAATAGAGTATGGCATTTCATCATATCCACTTTCGAGGACAAGTTCTTTGGTTGTGTAGCAGATGTAGTACGATGCAATAGGTTTCTCATTCTTTTTCTTGCTTCCATGCTTATATTCGCCTCTGGGCATCACAATATGGATGAAGTCGTACTCTTTATTGGAGGTTCCTACATCCTGATTATATTCCTTGCATTGCTCCGGTGCATCATCACCAAACTGCTGAACCGCCTGTCTTGCCGTAAGTTTAAATTCACGAATTACCGTATCTACGATGCCTTGATAGTTCTCACAGAAGAAGAACTGGTTGATGTAGTGAGAACGCCAATTCAACACATCCTTTTTCGTAGACTCGCAATAAAGCGCAGTCGTGCCAATATAGCCAAGATGGTCAATGCACTGCCCCATCTCTTCATGGAAATTGCTGTTATCAATAGCGGCTGAGAATTTCTTGGTAACACTTGTCAATGCGCGGGTTACGTTATCATTGGTCATCAGGTCTTTGTCTTCTGTAACAACCCGAACCCAGTTTTGTCCCTGTGGAAACAGGTGTGCCATCATCCCTGCCGTGAACATACGGCGACTTTTAATGCCAATATCAATCAGGCGAGTAGTTCGCTTGCGCTCTCCGGGGGCATTGATCTGCTGAATATTGTTGGCGGGTGGATTGCACCACTCTGCCGCAGACTGATAGAGCGTATCAAAATTACCACGCTCGGATGATTTACGTTCTTGCTCGTAGAGCTTGATCAGTTGGGATACGTCCATGCTTTTATCCAAGTTGTTTTCCACCGCCAAGAGTCTGCCCCTTGGTCAGCCATGCAGACAATGCGCCTTGACGGCCTTTAAGGAACTTCTTTTCCGCTTCGGCTGCGGGTGCTCCTTCTATTTCCTGTACGGGTGGTGCTGGCGGTTTCGGTGCTTTTGGTTTATCTGGTGCGCCCATAACATATCCTCTGCTTAATTTTATTAAACTCTACTGCTTTCCTGCTATTCTTGCCCCATCTCTCGAAAACAACCCACTCTTTTTCTTCGGGGACAATATCAAAAAGTCTTACCATCTCTCCTGACACATATTGAATATACCAGCAGTCGAGAATGTCAAGCTCTTTTATTTCTTTTCTTCCAACCAGCGCATTTTTGTTGTGCTTCTGCGCCAAAACAAACAAGTCTTCTCCGGCATATACATACCCATTAAGCATGTACCACGCAACGATTTCATCAAACCTGTCCCCAAAGTGGGTGTGAGCTTGTAGTGCTGGGTTCATTGTTCCAATCACAGTACTCCTCCGCTTCATCACTTACACTATCTGGCATGTGAACGCGCTTCCCGCCCGTTAAATAGTGCTGTATAAGGCCATGATGGTGTGCCATGAACATTGTTCTCGCCGCATCCGCACCGTGGGAGTGCTCATCGTGAACGGGCTTGCCGCTCGGCCCCTCTCTGTAATTCTCAAGATGTATCAACAAGTCCTCGCATCGAGCGGAAATACACAAGTCTTTCATCTTTCTTCTGCATATTTCAATATCTTCGAGAACACTATTGGTCTTAGGAACGCGCCGAAACTCAATTCCTACGTCTTTTGCCTTGGTCACAAGATCGCCGAATAACATCCGCTTGCTCACATCGTGCGGAGCATAATGCCCGCCATAATTGTAATTCCTTGATGATAAAACAATTGCGTAGTCTTCGATTTTCTTGCCAGAACTTTCGTGGTAATCTATCACATTGAACTTATCGCCCCTTACCTGTGCAAAGACTATGCAAGTTTCATCGCTCGTACCTAAGTCCCAGAAAGTATATACGGGGTCATTCGACATATCCAGATCACAATAACGCTTCTCGCCATGCAGAATCTCAAGCTCATGCCCGTAATAACTCTTCTCAACCTGTGCCGTAGCCTGATTTAAGTATTCCTGCAAGGCCATTGTATGACTGATAAGCCCAGCATCTATATCATCCTGAATGTTCTTGTACGGATTTCCGTCCTGATCGAGTTTGCCGACAAGTTCGGGGTTGATGTTAAGCTCCCCATCTGGGCTAATCCAGTAGTTGGTCTTTGTATCTTCGAGCGTCAACCATTGTGTGTACCAATCATCACGCTCCATATTCTTATCAAGAAGTTTCCACAGATGATTGCCCTTGCCCCGCAACGTGCCGTTGAACACAACCCACGCATCTCCCTCGGTCAAAATAGGGGCTAAAAACCCCGTCACTTCCTCCTTGTGAAGCGAGAACTCCGACAAAACATACCCAGACCCACCTTGACCAACGAAGTTCAGGTTATCCGTTCCATCGATCTTGATCCGGCTACCATTAATCAGGTCTATGAAAAAATCACTATTGTTCTTTCGGGAAACGATCTCGGGAGGGCACAGGAAGTCTACCATGCGCTTACCCCCCGCCCATGCAAGAATGTTGTCCCACAATGCCCTTTGCGCCCATGCTCTCGTTGGAAACAGGTAATAGTAGTTGCCCGGAACCTGAATGGCGCGGTTGACCAGCATACAGAAGCTCGTAACGTCCTTACCAGCACGACGAGGCCACGAAAGCACCGAATATTGTGCCCCTGCATCAAACGCCCTCCACGCATCCATTTGATACCACCGAGGGTCTACAACAGGTAGATTAATCTTTTTCATATTCGGAGAATCTTATACACTCATCGCACTTAACATCACGGTTCACACAGTCAAACTTCATGCACTTGCTCGTCTGAAATACGCTCTGGGAGTTGTTCGCCTCGCGCCGAGCGTTCCATTGCTTTAAATGCTCAATATCACCCGCCATTACATATCCCCTCTTGTTGCCATCTCTTTCACCATGTCGGCAGCAATGCGAATGCAAACCTCGCATATATCAACTCCGTCAACCTCTATCACGCAGTTGTCCGGTTCATCCGAGCATTGGCAGTATTTACAACTTTTCTCCTTGTTCGTCATATCTCCTCCTTCACCACAATGCAACCCGCAGGGATGCTCATCCTGTCTTTATACTCACATCCGTCCTTATAACGGCAAGTAGCGAGTTTTAGAACCTTCTTTGTGTCACTCAAGACCCACCCCATCACTTGGGCTATGACCACATCCAAGTCTTTGTCAGTGTGTAGGTCGGCAGTTATATCTTGGAATTCTACATAGACTCTTGTTCCGCGCTTCATCGCCACACCCATGCCCTATAAACCTTCGCCATCACAACCCCTTCAACTTCGGAGATCACAATGCGCTCCTCTGTCCCGTATGTAAAGATGACCCAGACTATAGCTCCTACTAATAACGCGTCTTTAAACCTATTCATTATCACCCCTCATGTCTCGTTCGTACTGCGCTCTCAGGTTGTACCGCTCCACCAGTAAATCAGCCGGACGCTTCCCGCAAAACTGCTTGGCTATCGGGCAATCATGCTCCACACAGGCATAATATCTAGCATAGATGCAACGCCCCTCCGATTCACCCAACCCTCGCTCCTCGCACTCCGCCTTGATGTCTTCGTATAAGCTGCTCATACCCTGCCTCCTTATATGTAAACTAACACAGAATACTTATTTGTCAAATATTTCTCAAAAAAAGTTTGTTCAATTTAAAATAAACTCCGCGCAACCTTACTTTCTTTAAAGATAGCTTTGAGCACAAACAGTTCTTCCCAAACAACTAAACCTCTCAGGGGCGGCTGTCGCTTTGGCTTGCGGCCAGCTCAGCCCTCAACCAACTAACCCGCTCTATTCATTCGGTCACTTCGTTCCCTCTTATAAACATTGGGTTTTAAAAAGTCAACAACAAATATTCAATTCCGCCAACTAAATCTTCTCAATCGTTTGAGGAATACCAAAACACGCTAAAAATAATTTCAAACCGTTATTTTAATTCCGCTACTCCTACCATAAAAGCCTTCTCAAAAAGACCCCCCGCCCTATAAAAAAACTCTTTAGGTTCAAATTATTAAAAGTTCAGAGGTTTCCAAATTTATAAAAGGTTCGGGAGGAGTCTAAACTACCACTCCCCCAGTTAAGTCCTCCCCGACCGCACCCCCTTCTGAACCCCCCGCCCCTTGCCGTTTTCCCCCATAAATAGCCTTATTTACCCATGAATCCACATATACGGATATAAGCAGGAATGCACCTGAGAGGCTCTCTGAGGCACGACTCCTCGACCCTTTATATTAGTAGGGCAAACCCTTGTCGTGGCTCCTTGGTGCTATTCTGTCCGTTTTAGGGCATAGTGTGAATCCGGGCAAATACGCGAAAACCCCAGCAAAAATGCTATGTCCTCACCCGCTGGAGACAACCTATCGCTCGTGCTCATTTAGTGCTAGTCTGGTGGACGTTCTTCTTGCAATGGGGACAGTCGATAAGCGCATTGCTATAGTCTACAACCTCAATGGATAGGTCGTCCGTCTTGCTGGCTAGGCCAAAGATATCCTTCAACTGCCCTATATCACTAGCCGAGAGCGTACCGTCTGCTAGCCGCTTGATTAGCAACCCTTTGACTCGCACGCGGAGCTCAGAGTCGGAGAGGTTGTTTGCGGATAGGTTTAAACACTCTTCTTTTGTTTCTTTGCGTGTGTTGTCTATTCCCTTCTTTATTAGTCTATGTATTGTACCAGCTAGCTCGAACTTCTCTTTGTTCTCTTTGGCCTTGGTTATGTTGTCATATATTGATTGCTTGTCTGTTAGGTCTATCATAAGTCTTACTCCTTTTGCTGTTCGTGTGGGGAATAGTCTTTTGTGTTGCTGGTTGCAAGTCAATTTGTCATTGAGATTTTGCCCGGATTCGCGGAGGCTGCACAACTGGCAGTTGTTCAAAGCTTTTCCCTTCGAAAAAGTGCTTTTGTAAGTTGCGCTATTCTAACTAGTTATAACTTAGTTATGATTATTATCATTTTAGGGGTTGACTCTATAGAGGGTTAATGTAGTTTGTTGATTATCGAAAGGGGATAAACCCCAAAGGAGCAGACAAGATGAAAACTACGGTATGGACAGCAACACAGGAGCTTGACGCAGACTATATCCACCACGGCGGCAAAGTCCTTTGTGTTTTAGATATGATCAGCGAAGGCGATGATTTCCTGCAAATGGAGGCCACCATAGAGAACGGTAATATTTATGTGTACGGCACTAAATGGGAAGTTTGCGAAGAAGGAGATACCGAAAAGGAACTGATTGCGCAAGCACTTAACAAACTGAAAGGACGGGACTAAAGGGGGCTGGCCATGGGATTTGCAAATAGCGAACACATTAAAGTTTTTGTAAAGGGAAAAGAGATTCGCGATATCTACCAAGACAAAGACAGAAGTGGGACAATATTTATCGAATTTACAAACGGCGAAAAATTGCGCTTGTGGGGAAATCCCATTATTCCAAAACTAGAACGCCCTCAAGTTGAGATTATAGCAACGCCATTTAATCTTGATGGGGATATAAAACAATCGCTAGACATTAATTAGCCCCAAAGGAGCATCACCATGACATACGAACAAGTAATCGACAAAATGAACGGAAAAACCTTTCATAGTGAATCTTTCGGCGGCGAAGTTGTGACGGTCAGCGGGATTGAGGTTGTTGGGGAAAGTGGCTTGCTGAACCTAATCGGATCAAAGCAGGATGTTAGAGACCTTTATAATGATTATAAGTCCAGCTTATAGATTGGAGTAAGTTGTTGATTATCGAAGCAGGGCATGAACCCCAAAGGAGCACGAAATGAAAATGGAAACAACAACAAAAGACGGCCATGTACTTGGAAGCTTCCATGTGGCGG